AATTTGCTCATAGTTTAAATAATTCGTAAACTGAATTTTTTGTTTTAAATTTTACATACCCATCTCGTTGTTCAACAATTTCGGTGACGGGGGTAGTTTGCCATGTAAAATAATCATTGAATGGGGACATGATAAGAGAACGATTTAATCCAATATCATCATACTTTTCTTTGAATCTACCATCATCGTTAAATTCAATCCATATAACCTTTTCAGATTGTTTATTTATTCCATCTCGTTCTCTGACGAGTTTCCAATTAATTTTTTTTTCTACTAATCCCATTAGTTCTGCTTGTAGGGGGTCTAAATGAAAGTTTCCATTATCATCAATAGAAACTAATAATTTTGGTTGTACTCCAGTTATCATAATTATATTCCACTTTCCATTCGTTGAATCCTTTCGTGATGGTCTGCCTCTGAATACTCCACTATCGAAAGTGATGGAGTAAATCTAGTCATCAACCTACCACTAGCAAAACGGCCGATAACATTATCAATAAACTCTTTCATCATATATGTACCATCAGATGAACCAAACCCTTGGTCTTCATCCCACATATTTGTCCATTCTTCAGCAACTTCGGTTGCCATTTCCAACAAATCCCATTGTGGAATTCCACTTTCTTGGATAAATTGGGTGAAACCATTAACTCGGTGAGAGTTAAACACTAAACTTTGGGGGTCAACAAGGTAGTTCATAAGTAAGGAGTTTTAAAGGTTATGTATCATTTATAAAGTAAATCTACGAAAAAAAGCCGAGATTTCCAAATGGATTATCAATTATTTTTGACTAGTTCCAATAAATTGGATTGTGTTTGCAATTCGTTGGAGAATGTGGGTAGGTAATCCGTATTGTTTAGCAGATTCCAACATATCTGTATAAAGGTATCCATCCCATACACCACATAATTTGTTATACAAATCGTTGAACCAAGATTCATCCTTGGCAATGTAAAAATCTTCTACCATTCGTAGGGTTTGAGAGTGATAAGTCATCCAATCTTCGGTGAATAGTTCGTGGCGGTTAAATCTTAGAGTGTTCATAGTTTATCGTTTTAAGTATCTCTTTATTACATAGTAAATATACAAAAAAAAGTTGAGCTTTCCAAACGAAGGCCCAACTTTTTTCAAAAAATTTTAATTTTTTTTTTTTATTTTCCCCAATGTTTTTCTCGGAGTTCATACAAATCAATTGGTTCTCGTTTCATATGAGATCCTTGATTAAAGTATGCACCTTTTTTCAAATAACCACCCAAAAGGTTTCTTCTAAATCTATCGGAGTTATTTGTTTCTGAACCATGAACTGTATGTGAATGAAGTAGAACTACTTCCCCTTTACGAAGGTATCCTTCTACCTTTTTAAAATCATGTCCTTCCGGCATTACACAAGGTTTACCTCTTTCGTTTCTCCAAAACTTCGGATTACTTTTAGTCCTTTCTTCATCCACTTCAATTGGTAGAACTGGCAATCGATGTGAACCTTCATAGTTCCACACTGCACCATTTTCAGGGTCATGGTTATCTAGTGCCAAAGCTGTATTGATAATTTCATTGTGTCCACACCCAGTGTAGAATGCATTTTGATGCATGTCTCTACCCAACTGTCCCGGTGGTTTGAAGTATGACCAAGTTTGTAAACCTACCAATTCACCTTCCATCAAGAACTCACATGCTTCAATAATTTTTGGATGTACAAAAATTGATTCTAATTTTGGTGATAATTTATGTGGATATGCAAACGGGTCCCATTCTCCCCACCCTTCACCATTTTCCTTGGTAGTTAGAGCTCGTTCTTGACGTAGTCTTTCTAATTCATTGTTAATTTCATCACATTGCTCCTCGGTAAGGAGTTGTAATACTGTCCAACCTCTGTATCTCCAATCAAATGTCATTTGTTGGATTTCTTCGCGTGTAAGGTGTTTAAATGCCATAACTTATTTTTTATTGTTTTATATAAATATATATTATTCGTGAAATTGTAAAAGATTTGGTAAATAAATTTTTAAAGTCGGTATTATATGACTTACTAACGAAATTGCTATACGATTCGATTCCTTTACTCCTTTATCCAATACAGAGTCTACTATCATTTCAGATATAGGACCACTTATTCTCCATTTTAAAAATGCACCAACATAAAGTGGTTTTGAAATTAATCTTTCATATTCATTAGCAGTTACCTCGTATATTGGAGAAGACACATCATTCCCTTTTTGAATAAAATATCTTCGTATATATCCTATTGAATATTCCATATCGGTTGGATTTGGAATATGAGTAGATATTTTGATATCATTCATATCCCTTTCCATCGAATCTAAAATTATCTTATATCTATTAATATCCATAATTTATTTATCTTATAAATTCCAAGGTTCTTGTCCTGGTGGCCAATAGGTACCAGGTGTATAATTTTCTGGTTCTCTTAGATCTCGGTTTCCAGATGTTGGTGTAGGTGCCGGTGTTGGTTGTCCTTGCTGATTTCCTTGACTGTCTTGTGTACTACCCGGCTGACCAGGAAGTGGAGGTAGAGGGGCAGGCGGAAGTGGTAAATTGGACCCATCAACATTTATATTTCTACAAGCAGTAGTTGCAGTAGTTTTCCAAATATCACCATCGATAATTTGTTTTACATCCATAACCGTAAATATTTTTTCTCTATATACATGAGGTAAGTCTCTAAAATGTATCATATCCCCAACTTTAAATCCACTTACACCATGTAAAGTAAATTCAACTTCTATTGGTAAATATCCAGGATTAGTACGAGCTTCAAATTTTCTATTCAAAGAATTGTCAGGGTCTATCATATCATATTCATAAATCTGTCTTAATAATTGAGAATCTTCCCAAATTCCAACTATCAATGATTTAAAATCAGCATCGTTTCCACCAAAATTAAAAAAAGAATCAGTATCAAAATCAGAACGACTTGGGTCATTTAATCTTGAAAGAACTGCTGCTTTTTGCATAAAAGCAACCCAATTTGCCTGTATTATATCATTTGTTCTTTCTCTTGCAAGTTGTATTTTTTTTGTATCAACTTGTTCTTGTGCGGTTACTGTTCTAATACGGCTATTATCCCGGCCGGGATTTGTTTCTTCTATATATGCCCGATACTCTACACCTTTATATCTTAATATTGGTCTACCTGCGTCATCAAGTCCTATTTGTAATTCAACATCGGAATCAACACCACCAGGTGAACCAGAATCAGGTACTCCATTATTTATACCAGTAGAGTTTTGAATTTCTATAATTTTATTAGTCAAATTATCAACTAATCCAGTTGAAAACAATCCACTAAAATCTTCAACTTTATCTTCAACTGTTGCTGATGACTTACCAACATCAGATCCATTATTTAAAAGGTCACCTCTCTGCATCATTACTTGATTTGCAATAGCACCTTGTACTTGAAGTTTCATATTGATGTCTAATAATGGTGAATTAGAACCAATTGTTTGCAATTTAAATAAATTCTGACCCGAATTACCACCAGTCACAACTTTACCACCCGATGGTAACCCAGTAAAATTTGCATCAACCACAACTAGTTTTTGTAAACCCTTATCTTTAGGATTAGTAGAACCAATTTCTACAATTTGAAAATCCCAAAACATATTACAACCTTGAGATAACCCATTTAATATATCAACAGCAACATCTTTTATTAATGCACCATTTCGATTTAAACATTCAATAAAAAAATCAAAATTTACATATAAATCTTTTAAATATCCCCAAGTATTTGGTGCCTTATCAATTAGTTGATAACTATCATCATATTGTTCAGCAAGTTCAACTCCTGCCTCTTTTAAACTTATTCCACGAGGAAATTGATAAGTTTTTGGAGTTTTATTCATCATTACATTTTGTGTTTTTAAAACTCCGTTTTCTACCACTATAAATCCATTATTTGAATTCACATCTTCTGGATTTCGTAGAATAGTTTCTAAACCAAAATCAGGACATACTGCGTTTGGTATAAATAAAAATTCTCTATTAATAGAAAAGATATGTTTATGACCTCTTATTACAGTATCATCAATTGAGATTGTATAATTGGGTACATTTACGGTTTTCCCTTCACAGCTATAAGCTTCTCGTATTATATCATTTTTACCAACTTCATTTAGAATTCGCCAAGCAAGTTCCATTCTAATAAATCGACAATCACTAATAAGTGGTTGTTCACCGTTATATGTACGAGTCTCGTTTCCTATGTTAATTTTGGCACCTTCGGTAAGTTTTTCACGCAAAATATCTCTATATGTTGTATTCATGTTGATGTAATGCCATTGCTCACACCAATAAAGAGAATCGGGATTAGCCTCTAAAAATTCTTTATCAATCTTTATACCAGATTCATGTACTTGTTGTGTAGTTTGATTTATTAAATTTTTTATAGACTGAATTTGTTTTTGAGGAGGCAAATCATTAAACATATACATGAATAATGCAGGACCAAGTGTTTCAACATTATTTTGTGTATTTTCTATATCTGATATAGTATAAGTAAGACTTGATTTGGCAGCAGAACCTTGTGTAGTTATTGATTCAACTGTACCTTTGTGTTGTTGTAAATATGCTGGAATTTCACCTTGTGTCATCACTTCGACACTTACAATATAGGTTTCATCATCCCCAAAGTCCACATTACCGCCTGTTATTACTCCCAAGAATGCGTCATAATGACCTGCCGATTTAGTTCTCTTATCTTTCAGAGTACCTAAATTCATATATTGTATCATTTCACAAACTGCATTATTAACAGTTGTGTTTTCAATCTGTGCCATGCCAGAATACCCATTTGTAGTATTCCACCCCCACTCTGCCAACAGATAAAATCTAGGTTCTAAAAAATATTTTGTTATCGTATCTAATTGTGGCAAAGAAAAACATTTAACTTGAAATGATAATTTTCTAGTTAAACCTTCACTACCATTTTCTATACCTATCGATTCAATAACAGGAGATGGTCTATATCCTCTTGCGAATGCAGTTGATGTTTCAAAAATAGGTTCACCTGAAAAACTATTTCCAATTTTACCTGCTCTTTTATCATTACCGTATAAATTATCAAATGATTCATCTAATGAAATACCAGTACCAAGTATTAATCCATTATGTACTGCAGAAGATATACGAATCCAAGGTTTTAATCCTGATACAAGTTCGGTATTTCGTGTAACAGTTCTATCATAGATAGTGTTTTGAACTGAATCATATACATTAGCATATTGACCAAATAACCCCATAATTATTATAAATTTATGTAATTTCTAAAATTTGCTGGTATTCTTAATACCGTTCCATCATCTACTGTAAACGAAGGGTCATGAATATTATTGGCAGTTGCAATAATATACCATAAAGAACTATCACCTAAAAAGTTAAAGGCAATTTCATCTAATCTATCTCCAGTTTGAACTGCAATATAAATGTCTTGGTCGGATTTTGGTATTCGTCTATATAATCGTGTTCTATATACAACTCTACCATCCTTTAATTTTTTTGAAATATTTTGATTATATCGTGACATTTACTTTTATGTTTTTGGTGAAAAATTATAGCTATATAATTTATTTAAAACAGAACGTGTTTCAATAAATTTGATAGTCAACGAAACATCAATAAATTTTGGTAAAATTGAACCATCGGTTTCAGTCTCCCATAAACCAATATCTGGCATTGTATAAGATAAACTTTCTATAAATCCTTTTTTATTTTTATACATATCACCTAATCTAAATTCTATTATAGGTGGAGTAACTAAAAAGTTTGTACTACTATCTACTTTTGGATAAGTCATCAAAGTTAAATTACTAAGTTTTTGCCAATTTGCCTGAAGTTCTTCTTTTGAAAAGGCGTAAACTTGTAAATTAAATGTTACACTTCGTTCAATACCGCTGTATGTATAAAAACTAAAAGGATTACCTAGAAATTTATTTGTATTCCAAGTTGGTGTGAAATTTTCAGTTAGTCCACTTATACTTGTTCTAAACATAGTTGGTGACTCACCTATCTTATTAAGATACATAGTAACCAAATCTTTATATTTTTGACCACCTATTTCAAATTCACCAGTATTAGAATCTAATGAGCCAGTATATTTTCCGGCAATTTTCGAAATAACATCACCACTTGTATCTATACCTCTGTAATTTTTAAGTGATTTCTTATTTAGGAATCCATTACCATCGGGTGTAAGTGCAGTATCGGTGTAATTACTCGGTTGATTAACATCAGGTGAATATTTTGGCCAACCACCAGTATCATATTGTGTTAAATCCGTATCTATTTTTTTAAAAGCATACTCAGTATAACCAAATTGTCCAGTACCAGAATATGGTTTTAATTTTGTTCTTGGTTTTCCAATTCTATCAATACCACTCACAGGTGAATACCTTTCAATTAAATCAAGTAATTGTGCTTGTTCTTCATCCTGAAACCAAGGTTTAGTTGAATCACGTTTAATTTGTGAATATGATTTATCACCCGAACCATACGCACCATAATCAGATGGCCTTACATTGTTAAGTAATAATTCACCTGACCCAAACAATAAATTTCTTGCTTTTTCTTTAACTAATTGAATACCATTACCAACAAATTGGGCACCCACGGTTTTTGGGTCAGTTCCCAACGAATCTTTAATTAACCTACCCAATTCATTACCACCAGTTTTATTCTTTATCTTGGCAATAGTAATCATTGTCTTTTGTTCGTTTCCTCGCCACTGGCCGCCAAATACGGAATCCAATGCTTGTGCCAAAAGTGCACCCTCTTTAGGACTAAATGCACTAAATCTTTGTCTTCTACCTATTCTAATAACATTAGATGGGTTTTGAGGTTCGGGGTAACCTAAAAATCCTTTAACACTACTTAACCCTTTATCTATTGTTTGAATTAAGCCAGTTAATAAACCTCTACCTTGTTGTCCTCTATCTTGTTTCATTAGAGCCAACATTGTAGTACTTCTTGTTGTTAAACGAATTGCATCAGCACCATAGATTTGAATGTTATTTCTTTCTACTCCTGAACTAATACGAATACCATTCAAATCTTGTTCTATATTATTACGAACTTGATCGAATATACTGATACCTAATATTTTATTAAAACCTTTATTTACTTTTTTACCAAGATTGTTATTATTACTAAAAATATTTATTTCTCCACTATTTTTCTTTGTAAAATCAAGTAAAGAATAATTTACACCCGAAGTATAAATTGTTGAATTATAGTAAACACCTCTTCTATCAATAGTTTTACTATCATCAATAGAAAATGGAGTAGTATCCACTTTTCGTGGAGATGATACACTAGGTACCGCTGAAAAATCAATTGGATTTTCTTTTGGTTGAGAATATCTACCTGGTGTAGTTTTAAATAATTCTAATATACTTGGCATAATTTAGTTACCCTTAAATTCCTCGTGGTGTTATACTTGTATTGTTTCGTGTTTTACTTCGTTCTTCTGCAAAAATAAGATTTGTAACTTTAGATTTGTCTAAATAGACATCAAAATTTTTATTATTAATTGCATTAACTACATTTTGTAATCCATCTTTAACGGTTTGTTCCAATGAACCCCCTTCTACGGCTGTTGTTTCTTCACTACTACTACTCATTAATATACCCAATCCTGCCGATGCAGCACCTACTGCTAATAAAAGTGGAATTGCAACGGAACCCATACTTGCAAAAACTGCTAATCCAGCACCAAGAGCAGCAAAAGCAACACCAAGTCCAATTATACCACCAATCATTGGAATTAGTGATGTTATACCACTAGCCAATAATGGTAAAGAATTAGCAATCATTGTAACTGCAGTAGCCATTAATACAGAAGCTGCTCCAAATATAAAGAATGCAGATGCTAATCCAAGAATGAGTAATGTTCCGATTCCTACAGCTGTTGCAATAGGACCTATTCCAAGTACGCCTGCTACTACACCAAGTGTAGCCATAGCACCTATTCCAATAAATACATCATCCCATTTCACACCACCAAACTCTTGTGCTGCTTTTGCAAATACAAATAGTGCACCTGCAAGAATTAACATTGCTGCAGCTCCTTGTAAAACAGATCTCATATTGATACCACCACCTGTTTGATTAACATTTGATGCAACTGATGGTTGTGGAGTAGCTGGTAATCTATTTGCCTTAAATCTCATATCGGGTTTACCCCCTCTGGTCATCGGACCTGGTGCATTGGTAAGAGTTTGTGTTACACTTCCTGAATTTTGTGCTGCATTCATTTGGAGAATACTACCTGTAACTCTATCTACTGCACTTTTAATCATTCCCCATTGAATCCATGATTGAAGACCCAGCATAATCAATGCACCCATTGATGAAATCAAAGTTCCGAAAGGACCTGTTAGTAATGCAGTCAATCCCTCATTCATAGTTGACCATTGTGATTTTTGAACTTCACCTGCATCGTTGAGTTTATCATAATTTGAAACCATTCTTTGTAACTCATCTACACCGATTCCTAACAATGCTGCGGTTTCTCTTTTTGCGTATACATCCATATCATTATACGCCTGAATACCACCTAACTCTTTTATTACCGATTTCAATGCGGCACCAGTTTTTCCTCTATATGCTAAAGTACGGGCCTCATTAAGATTAATATTTCTTCCCAATAAAGCACCTAACTCCAATTCTTTGGTTATTGATTGTTCAAAATCTAAAAGTGAATCTGCAACTGAAGCCACAGTTCCCAAGTTAACTCCTAATTTAGCTGCTGCAATTCCTGCTGAGATAAGATTTTCTCCTCCATCACTTGAGTACTCTGCAAACTTACCCATATTTTGTGCAATATCGGCTGCAACTGCTGCAGTGTTTACACCTGCTGCTTCACTCATAGCCTTTGTAGTTGCAACCATATTGTTTGCAATATCAATAGAACCTTCATTAAGACGGGCAAAACCACCAACTAACTTTGCTGCTTCATCACCTGAAATACCCAAGTTTACAGCCATTAAGTTAGTGTTTAATTGGGTACCGAAAGAAATATCTTTCATACTTCCAAATTCACTAGCTAATCCTTTTGCTACATTGGTTCCTTCTTTAAAAAAAATAGAAAGAGCAGCTGCAGAATATACGGCGCCACCTAAATCACCACCAAACTCTCTGAAACTCTCACCTAATTTGGAAACTGCTTGACCAATTGCCATTATTGCAGCTCCAAGTAATACTGCAGGTTTTTTAATTGCAGTAATTATCATATCACCTACGGATTTAAATCTAGCTTTTAATTTTTCTCCTTCGGCAGTTAATTCTTTATATTGGTCTATTTCATCTGCAGTTAAACCGTGTGTTATTCGTAGTTCTTTGGCAACATCTCTAATATTATTTTTTAAATTGAGTACATATTCATTTATTTGTGGATAATCTTTAAGTAATTGTTGATTGGTCTCTACCAAACTCATAAATGTGGTTGAAGCAGCATTTGCTGCTTTTTCTAATTCGGCTGCTTCTGCTGCGGTCTGGTCAATACCTGCATTTAACATATTTTGTTGAGCATCCATCACTGCTGCAGCAGCTGCAGCTATTTTTTGAGTATTGTTATATGCTTCTACACTCTGTTCATTTCCATCAATTAACATGGATTTTGATGCTGATTGGATACCTCTAAAATATTTATTTGCACTGGCTAGAGATTTACCCATATTAGAAGTAGCACGAGATGATAATGACATTGATTCCGTCATCTGCTTAAAAGAATCAGTTGCATCTTTTGCTGCTTCATCTGATAGTTTTAATTTCTCTACATATTTTTCAATTGCTTCCTTTTTTTCTTTTAATTCTTGTTTTTCTCTTCTCGCTGCAGCACTTCTTCTATTTGCTAATACAAGTAGACGTGCTTCTACGGCCTCAAGATTTTGAAGGGCTTTTTCTTCAGCTTGAATACTTTTAGGATCTCTTGCCATTTAAAAATAATTGTTATTTAGTATTTTTTTTCAAAATTCTATCTAATGAATCTAAATCATTTATAATTTTATCCAATGCCCGGGCAATTTCAGGATTTCGTTCGTTTGATTTTTGGATAAATTGTTTATCTACCCCTCTTTTATAAGAATCAAAAAAGGCATCAATAAATCTTGATACAATTCCTTCGTTTATAGGTTTTTTAGACATAGTTTTTCTCCAATACAGTTTTACTCTTATATAAATATAGTATATAAAAAAAGTGAGGAGATTTACCTCCTCACATTTACACCTGGTCCTTTGTTACCTGATTTTTTGTTTACCTTATCGTATTCTTCTTTTTCTTTTTTCTTAGCCTCTAATAATTTGTTGAAATAGAATCTTCTCCAATGGATTGGCATGGTATAAACTTCTTTCCAAGTAAATCCATTACCATAGTTAACCATTTCCCAAATTTGAGAATGTAGTTGGATACTATAATCACTCGGAAGGGTAAAAAAACCCAACCCCGAAAGGTATATCCAGTGCCTCCGTTTCACCGGTAATATCTGAAGTAAATTCATAACTAAAGTTCATATCAGGAGAAATGGTTTTTACATATTCTCTCAATGCTTTACTATCTCTTGCTAATAAATTATTTTTAACGAAATTATTGATAAATCCTCTATCAGTATTACCATCGATTTCTTGAATCATATATCTAAATCGAGTTGATATATCTTGTGATGCCGTTTCACCTTTTGATAAACGATTTAAAGCAGCTATTTCTGCATTTATATCAATTTCATCTTTATGTGTCAATAATTTAAATTTAATTTTTTTCTTTAATAGAGGTAATTCAAACTCATATCTATTATTTCTAGTTAATTTACTCTCATCTATATCTTTTGTTTGAACTTTTGATAAATCAATTCTTACCTTTTGTGTTTCACCTGTAAATGGGTCTGTAACTTCTACATTATATTCTGAGCCATAACCCAAAATACGAGTTGCTAGAAGGATTGCGTTTTTATCACCGATTGTTATATCACCAATATTTACATCCTTTTCCACTACAACAGATTCAAACAACTTATCCAACACAACACCTTTTTTAATTAAGTTTTGTGATGCTAAAATATCTTCTTCTCGTGCGGTCATATACTTGATTTCGATTTGACCTTTTGAAAGTGGATTTGTTTCAGGATATACTAATCCTTTTGATGGAAGTGTGATTACTTCGGTTGGAAAATCATAATTTGCCATAATAAACCTTTATTTGTTTGTTTATATATAAATATATAGATTAAAAAAAGTTGAAAAAAAAAGAGTTCTCGGTTTGAGAACTCTTTTGTATAGTAAAAATGAAGTATCGATTAGAATTCAAGAATTGCGTAATCGTAAGATAATGTTAATTGAATTTCTGCAGCATCGTTAGAAGACCAATCCAAATCACCAAAGTTTGCTTGGTTGATAAATGCACCTTTCAAAGTCCATTGTTCGATTTTATCACCAACTGGTCCTAACATATAACATTGAATATCTTTTTTATACATATCTGCATATCCAGCTCTACCTGTTAAAGATTCATGTGATAAACGAACCCATTCCATTACTGCCTGTGCTCCTGAAGGAACGATTGGGTCAAATAATGTCATAGTGATATCTTGCCACTCACCTTTACCTTTTAATTTTCTCTTAACATTGATATGATCTAATGTCACTACTTCAAATTGAATTGTTGGTCTTGTCGCAGTTCTAATTAAATAAGAAGGGATACCATCTACTTCAAAGATGAAGCGGTTCTTCATCTTTGGTTCGAAATTGGTATAGAACATATCGTTAAATTCTAATACTTCTGCCATTTTTTTTATTTTCTCCTATTGTATACTAATAAATATAGTTTTCTTTATTTTTCAAATTATGCACTAAATGCTGCACCAGTTGGTAAGATGTTGAAATCTAACACGATGAATTCAGCAGTTTTAGTTGGTTGTAAGTAGATTGCACCTGCCATGATATTTCTATCGATTACATCAGGAGTGTTATTAGATTCATCCATTACAACTCTAAATGCATATAAACCTTGTCTTTGTTGAATTGCTTCTAAGTAAGGATTTACAGTATTTAAGAACTTAGCACGAGTTTGAGCTGTGTTTTGTTCGAATACCAAGTATCTTGATGTAGATGCAATGTATTTCTTAACTTTAATCAACAATCTTCTTACATTGATTCTATCCAATGCAGATGCTCTATCTTGCAAAGTCTTTTGTCCGAATGCCACGATACCTTCTCCAGGGAATTGAGCGATTGGATTTACTTTGTTCTCATATAGAGTATCTCTCTCTGCATGGGTCAATCTATTCAATACACTAACTGCTCCTACAATACCACCTCTATTCAAACCAGCAGGTGCAAACCACTCAGCGGCGATAGCATCATTGGCTGCGTAAATTCCTGGCATCAATACTGATGGTGGAACTGATGTTAGTTTGTTTGTTCTTGAATCAATTGTTTTAACCCAAGGGTAGTATGAACCAACATAATTAGAATCTACATTTTGTGCCTCTTGTGTTGCAAGAGCGATTGTATCATCTTTATCAGTTAATTCACCGATGAAGAAACAATCTTGTCTATCTTCACACATATCAACAATTTTATCAAACACATAAGAATGTAGTCTTCTAATGATACCAGGGGCAGCTACTAAGTTGATGTCGAAATCATCAGGATTGGATACTGAATTGATTGCTTTTACATAAGCAATTGAACCACTTGCAAGTGAAGTTGATAAATTAAATCCTTGTGAGTTTCCAGACCCCCAGTCAGCATCTTCTGCCTTAGCATACTTGATTGTTGGAGAACATCCATCAAATCCACCTTGGAATCCAACGGTAAATTGTCTTTTAGCAACATCAAGTGCACTTGAACCAGTTAATTCGTATTCTAGTTGTTCATCAAATGCAAATACCAAGTTAGAACCAGTTGCTGCGTTATTTGGAATTGGTGCCAAGAAATGAGAGTTATCAATTTTAACAATTGAAGTTTCTAAATCAATACCTGAATATCTAAATGTAGATGATGCCGTATTCTCATCGGAATTTGTTGAGAATACAACTGCTGGAGTTATTGAATCGTTTCCAGCAATAGGAGATGAATATGCCTCGTGTCCAAAAGGACCGGCAGTGATTGGGAATGAACCTTCAGGAGAAACTTCAACTCTAACTAATGAAGAACGATTTGAATAATCACCATTCATTGTCATTTTTCCATCTGCATCAATAACAATATTTTGGTCACCAATTATCTTTAGAATGTAATTTGGAGATGCAGGGTCTAAGTTAACATTATTATATGTTTCTAGTATTGATTTTTTTCTATCAGTATCAGCATATCCTCTAATAGAAACCGAGAAAGTTGCGTAATCAGTTGCATTTGTTTCTCCAGCTGCCTTAACATTGAAGATTGATACTTTATATTCTTTATTATAGTTCGAACCATCACCTAATGTATGGAAACGGAATAAATCATGTCTTTCACCTGATATTAATTGAGACTTAATCCAAGGTGTAGATGCATGAGATACATCTTGACCAGCAAATGATTGTTCTGACAAATATACTAATTCAATGGTATCTCCATCTTCTGCACTGAAATTAGATGCTGCATTCTCAAAGAATTGAGATACATAAACACCTTTAGAACCTCTTGCAGATTCTCCAAATACATCCGATAAATCATTACCTGCAGTATAAAGAACTGAAGCAGAAATTGCTGTATTATATGATGAATCTGAACCTGATAATGTGATTCGGAATGATGATTCACCTTCTTGAGTATCAATAGAGGCAGTGAGTGCATCTCCATTACCTGATGTTGACCAGTGATGTGTTGATTTCAATACACCAACTAATTTATCAGTAGAACCCGAAATTGCTATTTTGATACCAACTGGACGTTTTTGAGTATATCCACCGATATGTCCAACACGAACAATAGTTACTGTTCCAGCTTCTCTTAAATAATTTTGTACGGCGTAACCCGTATAGTAAGAACCATCCGGTGTACCGAAAATTGATTCAAATTCTGATTGGGTGTTTACTACGGTTGGAACGAAAGCAGGTCCTTTAGCAAAAGGTCCGATTATTGCTGCTCCGATTTCT